TGATTTTCTAAGTCCTTAATATTTTTTATAATCTCTTTGATAATTTCTCCTAAAGTTTTTCCAAAATAGAAATTATCAACCATAGTATTGGTAGCTTCTATATTTCCAGTATTAGCTCCAAAAGTTTCTATAAGCTTTCTTACAACAATAGAAGCTTCTATATCTTCAAATTGATAAATTTCTTCATTCTTTGAAAAATACCAAGCATAATCAACAGCTTTAAAAGATAAATTAGTGATATCTCCATTAATAATTATTCCTGAAAATATCTCTTTACCATCAAGTTTTATAACTATAATATCTCCTATCTCTACATTGTAGAATTGAGGGTTTTTAGTTATATTAAAGTCTAAGGTCCAAGCGAACTCACTTATAGATTTTTTTAATTTCATTTCAGCTTTGACTATATTTGAAATATCTACTATTTGGCTTGAAGTATTCTTTATACAATATGTAGTTATCATTGTAAACACCTACTTGCTTAAATTGAAAGCTTCAGGCTTAAATACATAGTGTTTTGATTGAGTTTCATAAATACTTGGGTCTTTAGCTTCCTTAAATTCAATAGTATATTCAATATCCCCTTCAGGAGTAGTGTTAGGCTCAAACTTAGAAATATAACACTTGAGAACTAGTCCTATACCTGTGATTACAAGCTTTATAGGAGTTTCTTTTAGTTTTAATTCATCAACCTTATTTACACAATCTATTCCAAAATACTTATAGTCATTAGAAAAAGAGTAGTAATTATTAGGAAAAAAAGAGGAAAAACTAACTATTCTAAAATCTATATCTTTCTTGTAGTTTATTTTTCCAGCTATTGTATCGACTTCCTCAATAATATTATCATTTCCAATAAATTTAATATTTGCTGGAGTAACAGGAAAGGTAAATATAGATAACTCTACTCCGTTCTTTTCTTCTGCTATTGATACTTTTATCTCTTTTAATATTCTTGAGAAAGAATAAAGTTTTCTAAGTACAGGATTATTTTGAGTAAGTTGATTTATATTACTTGCTATTCCTCCAGTAATTTTATCTGTTGCCCACTCTGAAAGTTGTGTTTGTGGGTCAATTTTAGCAAGAGAACTAGTTTGTAATAGTTTTTCAAGTACTTCTGTCATCATATTTACCACCTCCTATATATTTCCTAATATTACTGTTAAATCTTCTACTACTTGGGAAATAATATCACTTATATTATCCCCTTTATTGATATTTATAACTATTTGAGAGTTGTTAGTAGCTGTATTATTGCTCTTTTCTCCTTTAAAACTTAAAAGATTTTTTATGGCCAATAGAGTATCTAACATTTTTTCTTCAATAGTCTTTTCAACTGGCATTGATGTATAAACACTGTTAGAGTTAGAGCTATTGGAACTATTATTATAAACATTTCCATTAGTTCCACTATTTTTAGTACCTTTTAGATAATAACCATTATGTTTAACTTGTTGTTCTTTTCCACTACCACTAAGTAGATAATCTGTATTTAATCCTGGTCCTGTTGAAATTTCAGGAGAATAAGTTCCACTTCCACTAGCAATTTGATTTTCTATATTTTGTATTTTAGCTTTATTTTCTTGATTAGTTTCTCCAGTTGCTCCAGCATTTACTGTTGCCTCTAAATCAAATCCTAGTTTATCAGCTAACCAACTAATTCCCTCTTTTACACCATTAATCATTACTCCAACAAAATTAAATTTTTGAATCCAACCCCAAAGTTCTTTTAGAATATTAATTAAAGGATTAACAGCATTTCTAAATCTTTCTGACCTTTTATATAGAACTGCAAATCCTACTCCAAGTCCAACTATTGCTCCTACTATCAAAGCTACTGGAGAAGTAAGAACAGCTAAAGCTGTATTCAATCCCCAAGTACTAATAGTGGCGAGTGTCATATTTCCAGTTAAAAGAGCTGTAATAAAATTAGCAGCTCCCATTGCCGCATTACTAGCCCATATAGCACCTGTTTTTATAGCACTTGCTGCTGCTAAAGCTTTTTCCCATAAAGTTGTAGCAATAAGTACACCTTTATATGCCATATATCCAGAAGTTAAACCAAAGATAGCAAATGTTAAAGTATCAGCGAGGTAACTTCCTGAATTTAACCATTCAATAACTCCAGTTCCAGCAGTAACAAGTTGAGTTACTCCATCTATAAGAGTTATTACAGTAGGTTCTAAATATTCTCCAAAAGCTATAGCTAATCCCTCAGTAGCAGATGTTAAATTTCTAAAAGAACCTCCAAGTCCAGCATTTAAGGTATTTGCTAATTCTTGAGAAAATCCACTTGAATTTTTAACTTCATTTATTAGTTTATCTAATTCTTCTTTTGGAGTTGCTAATAATCTATTCATAGCTTGAGAACCTTGCTCTTGGAAAACTTGGCTTATAAAACTTTCTCTTTGAGCTTTTGCCATTCCCTTAGTTTTTTCTTTTATGTCTTCAATAATATCTAATACATTTCTATAACTTCCATCTTCTGTTAGCTGAACACCGATATTTAACAACATTTGTTGTTTTTGCTTATTTTGTAATGTAGAAAATACAGCTTGTAAAGCAGTTCCAGCTTGAGAGCCTTTTAATGATAAGTTACCTAGTTGTCCAAGTATTCCTAATGTTTGTTCTAAGCTAAGTCCAAACTGTCTAGCACCATTTCCACTATATTTTAAACTCTCAGCTAAATCTCTTACATCAGTTGTTGTTGCACTTGCTGTTTTAGTAAGCATATCTCCTACTTGTGTAGACTTGCTGGCATCTAATCCAAACATTCTTAAAGCTCCTGCTGTAATTTCAGTAGCTTCTGCTAGTTCCATTTGAGATGCTGTAGCTGTATCTAAGATTCCACTTGTTGCTGCTATAATTTCATTAGTAGAAAATCCAGCTTTTGCAAATTCAAATTGAGCTTCTGCTGCTTCACTAGCACTCCATGAAGTTGTTCTTCCAAGTTCTTTGGCTTGGTATCTTAATAACTCCATAGTTTCAGCACTTGCTCCTGTAGTTCCTTGAACTCTTCTAGCTACATCATCAAAAGCCGTGAATACATTAATAGACTTCTTTATTCCCATTCCTATTGCAGCTATACTTGCTATTTGTTTAAATTTACTAATAACATTATCATAATTATTAGTATGGCCAGCTTCTTCATTTAGATTTCTTAATTGTTCTGTTAAGTCATCTACACTTACTCCAGCTTCTTGAGCTCTTCTCATAAGTTCATCAATAATTCCACCGACTTGACGTAATTCTTGTTGGCCATTTGCTCTGGCCACAATTTCAATATAATCAACTTCTCTAGCCATACAACCTCCTATTTACTTCCATAAGCTTTCTTTTTTTCTTCTATTTCTAACATAAAACAAGCATCTAAAAATGCTTGTTCTATGCTATCTAATTTTATAAGAGGTTTTTCAAAGATATTTTGTCCTTTTAGATTCCAATGATAGAGCCTATAAAGATTATCATTGGTCTTGATTAGTTTTTTATATCACTAACCAATACAGCTTTATTTTGAGTCATATTTAATTTACCTACATGCATAATTAAGTCATCTAACTCTTCTTCAGTAAATATTTTTTTTAGTAAAGCTTCTTTATTATTTACACTAAAAGCTTTTTGGACATCTTTGTTAGATAAGTCAGGATTAATCATGCATTCTGATAATTGATAATATTTACTTTGCTTTTCCAAAGCAGCTAAAATAGTAGTTGATGTAGGTTTCTCTAATACAACAATAGGCTCTTTAAATCCTAATTCTTCAAATCTTTTTATTTTAACTGTAAGAGAAGTTCTTTTAATATTTCCTTTATCTTTTATTTTCTCTGCATTGTCTATAAGTGTTTTAATATCCATTAATTTTTACCTCCTATATATCAGCAATACTTTCTAAAATATCAATATTGCTTGGTTGAGCAGAGAATGTAAATTCTCTTTCTGTTAGTTCCCCTTTTGTAAATGATAATATATCTATATCTCCAGTAGGTAAGCAATTAGCTACTGCAATAGCTTCAGCTCCTAAAGCTTCAGGGTCATCTAATTCAACATTAATATCACAATAATTATTAAGTTTTCCATCTTTAATATTTTTTAAAAGTTCTAATTCATAAGAAAAAACCTTTTGAACTTTTACTGTTATCTCAAAAGAAACAGCTGTATTTTTCTTTCCAGTTTCTCCATTAGATAGTAGTACATCTTTACTTTCTAAACTTAATTTACCTGTAAACTCTGATAATTCAGCTATACATCTTCCATTTCTATACACTTTACCAAAGCTACCACTTACGACATCGCTTGGTTTAAAATTAAAATCTCCAGCCATTCTCTACCTCCTAAAATTTTGTATATAAAAAATCCTCAAATGAATATCATCTGAGGATTAATAATTTATTTTATAGAATTTAATATTATTTCATATAAAGCTTTTGAAGTGGTACAGTTGTGCTTTGCCTTATACTTTTCAAGAGCTTCTACCATTTTTTGATGTTCTTCAGGAGTATATTTATATCCTAAGTACTTTACACTTTTATTTATACCAGTAGGTCTACCTACCTTTTTCTTATCTTCCATAACTCTCCTTGACTTTTAATAGAAATAATGATAAAATTAAATTAAGAAAATCAAGCACGTTTTAAAAGGGATTAATCATTATTTGATTAGTCCTTTTTATTTTTTCCTTTTTTGAATAAAATCAATAATTATACATATAAAAGCTATTACTCCTGTGATTTTAACTAATAAATCTAACCATTCCATTGTAACACCTCCTACATTTTATAAATAATTAAGGGAGAGGGTGGGAGGAGCTCTCCCTCCCTTGCAGCTTACTTTCTCTTTTTTATAAACTTATATATTATTATAAGATTTATAATTAATTGAGAAAGGTCTAGTAAGAAATCAAGCACGTTTACACCTCCTCCCTACAAGTATATAATATCATATCTTCTAATAAAAGTCAAGGACTTTAATTAAAAATTTACTCAGATAATATTCAATTTCCAATGTCCAATTTTACCGCTATAAATAAGCTTTT